GCCTTTTGCTTTTGCAAGTAAAAAAGCAAAGTTAGTTTTATAGTCTAAAAATTTTGCGTATAGTTCTTGTCCTCGTAAACTTTCTGTATCAAGATGATTTTTGTTTACGGGTAATTCTTTTGCTACTATTTTTTTTAATTCGTCTAATGTCATAATATAATTTGTACACTAAAAAGTGTTTAATGTCAAGGGTTTTATTTGCTCGAAACCCATTTCCATTCTTCCTCTGTATAAGGTATCATTGTCGCTCCGTTGTTGTGAATTGATTATAGTTGTGTTATCGTATAGTATTTATATTGAAACTCTGCTGATGCTCTTAAATATTGTACATCTGTTTGTTCCTGTGAAAATTCTAATGATGATAATGATACAGGATATAAATCTTCAAATTTAACCTCTGCAATAGGATTGTTTTTATTTGTAAGTAAAGTTAGTGTTGCATCTGAAAACATTGCGTTTGCAGGTGTTGCCTTACCTGGTACTGAATCATTTTGTACACCTAGTTTATTCTGTGGTGTCACTGATTGATTTGCTTTGAAACTAGTAAACTGATCTCTTGATTGTGGGAAACCAATTGCATTTAACCATTTTTGTATTTCAATATAGTTTGTAAACTCTTCGTTTACTAGAAATCCAATAGATAAGTTTTCAAATGTTAACTCATCACCCATAACAGGAATTTGTTTTAGAGGTGTAGGAATAACTGCTTCACCAAGATTGATACCTGGTAAATTACAGTTGGTAATAAAAAATTGTACTTCTGGTAGTTGATTGATCTTTAATACAAACTGTGTTGGTGATGCGTAATCAATACTTTCTGGTTGTCTTCTAATAGTCATAATACTATTTATCTTCCTTGTCTAGATCATTCCACTCTTTACTAATGGATTGTTGTTTTAATTGTTTTTCGTTTTCTGTTAAAACAACTTCTTTTTTAGTTATATCGTCAAGTCTTTTTTCAACATTTTCTAATGGATTAGGTTTAAAATACCATGATAGTGATATTATTATACCAGATAGTATTATACCTGATATTAATATTCCTAGTAATTCTTTGAATGGTGATTTCATATTGTTATTTAGGGAAGTAAAAAAAAGGGCGCCGAAGCGCCCTTTCTTAATTTTTGTATCAACAAGGATTACATTAAGTTTGTAACTTTAACTCTTCTGTAATATTTGTTTGTGTTAGCAGAGATAGAGATTGCTCCATTTGCTCCAGCCGCTACTGTTCCTGTGTGGAACGGGTTAGCTGCGATACCGTATCTAGTTTTGAAACCGATTTTCGGTTGGAATGAGTTTTCTCCAACTGCTCTAACCATTTGTAGAGGTACATATGGGCAGTAGAACATACCAGCATCGTATGGTGAAGTTCCTTTGTATCCTACCACATAGTATTGTGATGCTGCAACGTTAGCTGCATACGGGTCAACATATACTTTGTATCTACCGTTAAGTACACCAGCGAAAGTTGTGCTTGTGTCATCAACGTTTAGGTTGTTGTTAAGAGCAGGCGTGTAATCTAATACACCAGCCATTTGTAATGCAGACGCAACATCAGCTGAAGTGATAATCATGTTACCTTTTCCTCTTCTGATTTGTTGTCCGATTGCGTTAGCGTCTCTTTCTATTGCAAACAATAGTCCTTTGAATTTCTCAACTGACCATCTTCCGTTTGAGTCTGTATCTAAATCAAAAATACCAGCAGTTGTTGTATTTACAGCCGCGCCTTTTACAGCAGAGTTGTAAATATTTCTTACTACTTCTCTGTTGATCTCAGTTAAGATTTCAGCAGATAGTATGTTTGCTAATTCAGTCTCAGCGTCTAAACCATGGATTGCTTTTAAGTCTTGAGCAAGTTCCATTGTGTATTCAGCTTTAAGAGCTCTTGATACAGCAGTTACAGTGTGCTTCTCGATTGAGAATGCCATTTCTGCAAATTCGTCAGTACCATCACCTAGAGTTTCCGCCTCAGTAGTAGTCATACCTGTTACAGTTGAATACGTACCAGCAGATGGTGAGTCGTTAAGAACAGCAGGGTTAGTACCAGATTGGTCACCACCACCTGTGTTTCCAGCTGCGTCTTGGTTAGATAAGAATGGAATCTGTTCGTCAACTAATGCTTCTGCACCGTCGCCAGATGCTGCTCTTGCTCTCATTGCAAAAATCAGACCTGTTGGGCCAGTCATTGGTTGTACGCCACAGATGTCGTATGCTATTAAGTTAGGCATACTTCTTCTTACTAGTGAAATTAGGATTGGGTCCCAATTGTCAACGTTAGCGCCAGTTGCGTTAGTAGGTGCAGCTTCACCTAAAAATGCTCTGTCTTCTCTCATTGCTTTTTCTTGGTTTTCCAAGATCAAAGTAGTAACAGCTCGTCTGTAAGAATCCTCGATTTTTGGTAAATCTGAGTGTTCTAGGACTGGCTGCCACTTTTCTTGTAGATGTTGTGTTTGAAACATTTTGGTTTCTCCTTTATCTATTATTAATTGCCGTTAATTACAGCAGTTTTTCCAATTGCATTTATATATTTTGCCATTGGGGAACCCTCTGTAATGTCCTGTACAGCGGTGCCAGTTTCTACTTGTTCATTATCAATATTTTTTGCTTCAACTTTTTGTCTTGGGAAGTAAGACTCTTTGATTGTGTTAAGCTTTTCAGCGTAACCTTCCTCGTTTGAGTACTCAACATCTTTCGCCAAAGTTTGAAACTTCTCAATCTCTGTATCAGTTAAGTCCGATGAAACATCGTTCATAACTTTTTCTTTAATTAAAGATGAATTAGATTCTTTCGCTTCAACAACTTGTTGAATTGTTTCTTCTAATTTTTTCTCTAATTTAGAAATTTTATCTGCCTGATCTTCAAGTACATTGTACTTTTCATTAGGCACATCGATATAGTGATCTTCAAACAATGTTTTTAGACCTGAAATGAAATCTTCAGCGATCTCGCCTTTAAGTCCTCTTTCAAGGGCAAGTTCGTTTTCTTTCATCCACTCTTCTACAACATAGTTTAAATAGTTATCGACTTTTTCAGTTAAAGAGTTTCTATTCTCAGTTTGAGCTTCAATTAACTCTGAAGCATATTCATCTTCAAGTCTTTTGATCTCTGATCTGATTTTAGATTTAACAGCAGTTTCGAAAATAGTTGCTGCTTTAGATTTAAAGTCTTCAGATAGATTTGAGTCAGAGTTTAAAAGAGCATCTACATGTTCTTTTACATCTACTGATTTTAATCTTTCTTCAGTCTTAGCATCTTTCTCTATATTTTGTTCTTCAGACTTTTTAGACATTTTGTTCATCATTTCTTGCATCTTCATAGCATTTAATTTCTTCATGCCATCAGACATTTCTTTAAACATTTCGTCTTTAGTCTTATTCAAAGAAGCCTTCATATAAGAAGCATATAACTCAGACATTTCATCTTTTTTCATAGACTTCATTGCCTTCATCATTTGTCCTTGCATTTCTTCAATGTCAACAACTTCTTCTTTAGTTTCTTCTTTGTCTTCTTCTTTAGAATCTTTAGAATCTAAGGACTCTTTTTTCTCGTCCTTTTTTTCTTCTTCTTCTTTTAATTTTGGTTTTGCTTCAGGTTTACCTTCACCTTTTTGTGCAGGGTCACCAGAAACTTCTTTAGCCTTAGCAACGACTTTCTTAACAGGAGCTTCTGCTGAGTCTGGTTCGACTACTGCTTTGCCCGTATCTTGAACTTCGCCTTTGGCCTTGTCCATCGGTTCGGCTTTCATTGCGCCTTTTTTAGGAGCATCAGCACCATTGGCTTCTTCTAATTCTGCCAAAACTTCCGCTTCTAATTCCTCAATGGTTTTGTCTAATTCATTAGCCATGGGGTTTCTCCTTTAATCTTCTTTATATTAATATATATTTATACACATTTATTTATAAAACAGTGAATTTACATGGGTAAATTCATCCGCTGATAAACAACTGTTCTTTTCTTCTCTAGTTTTGTGGAGGTGTCAACAAGGTTATTTTCGTATTCCAATTCCTTATTAGAGAATACTGTCATGTTTGTTGTGACCATCACATTACTAAAAAACTTTTCATATTCCAATGTCATCTTTTCTCTTGTAGTTTCAACTAATCCCATTCTAGACCACATTTTGACAAAGATTTCTGGCATAACCTTCATCTGTCCTTTTAGTGTGTCTATATTACAAAAGACGACATCATATTTCTTGTCAACAACATCATACCGATCTATACTTCGTTTCGTAAAGATGTATTCCCCATTATAATTAAATCTTTGGATATATTCTTGATGTTTATCTTCAAGATTAAATCCTCGCCAAGTATCTGCTTCATCAAAGTTAGTAGCAGACTTGACATCATTATCATATTGCGCTAGGAAGAAATCTAAATTAGACATTCCCCCCAAACTCAAAACCGTTTGTACATTATGATTACGAAATAGACTATTTAATATTTCTACTTCATAAAGTCCATAATGATGGTAATCTTCTTTCTCACGATTTGGTTTTGGAATACGAGTCAACTCGTCAAACCATTTGTACATAATGTATTACCTTATAATGTATTTATAAAATTTCTAAAGTTGTTTTAAAAATTTTGCAAACTCTAAACTAGATTCTAAATCTTGTTTATGTTTTACTCTTTCTTCAATTCTTTTCTTTGCTTCTGCAACATGTGCTTCAACTAATGAACCATGATCCCAAACCCACTCTTTACCTTCCATGATACCTTCTACGAAAGCACTTGGTGCTGATGGGTCTGCAACAATATCACCTGCTGTTGCTAATTTAAAATCTGATCTTACATAGTTTGCAGAACCTCTTTGATCTAGTGAACCCATTCCTCTAGATGAAACTCCTAGTGTTGCACCTTCGTCCATTAAACTTTTAACAATCTCACCCATTGGAGTCGACATAATTTTTGCCTCACCAATTATATTATCACCATCTGCTTCTAGTTTAGTGATCATGTGTGATACTCTATCTAAGTTTACTGTTGGACCTTCTGGGTGTCCTAACTCACCGAATGCTCTGTTCTTTTCGATGAAGTTTTTATTATAAGATTTAACTTCTTTCATCAAAACTTCTTTTGGATATACTCTACCATTTCTGTTTTTGATATTAGACTGCATAAAGATTCCTCTAATCTTGTAATTCTTCTTACCATCTTTTTCTTCGATAAGAAAATTATCTGTTGAGAAATCGTTTGCTTCTGTAATTAGTTTAACTTTTTGCATATTACAATCCTTGATGACCTTGAACAACTTCTTCGATATAAACAGCACCATCAGAACCAGCAGTTTCGTTAATTACTGATATTTTAAAATTACTTCTTACTGTACATGCAGTAAAATCACCTGTTGATGTTGAGTTTTTATCTGTTGTAATTGTTGTTTCTGTCACAGCTGCACAATTAGCATCTGTAAGTAAAGTGTTATATGCTGACGAACTATCTGTAACTGATATTTGATCACCCACTTCAAAGTTATGTCCTAAATCGAAAGTTAGTACACATGGGTTAGCATTTGTTGCTGAAGTTGCTCTTGCTGATTTAGGTCTTTCTTCAGGTACAACTATTACTGATTGTCCAGCTCTTAAAAATATTCCGTTTGTAGATGTAACTGCTGTGCCTTCGTTTGTAATTTTGAAGAATACATCTTGACCTCCAAACTCTGAAACTCTAAATGCAGCGCCAGAAGATAATTTTCCTAAGTCAACTGTATGTTGAGCGTCATCGGCAGTATTAGCAGCCGTCACTACATTTGCTCTTCTTATTAGTTTAAATGCCATTTTCTATCCTTTTAACTCATAAATTCAGATGCTTCTTTTTCAAAATAATCATAGAGTTTCTTTTCTGGTACTCTATGTCGTTTTGCAACATCTGTTATTGTTTTCTCAAAATTATTTAGGAAATTTGAACCCTTAGAATCCATTTTTTTAAACAAATCGTCAATCGCTTTTCGCATTTTAGGCGATTGTCGTTTATATTCTCTAGATTTCTTGTACTCATCACCTTCGAATACCGATAAGTATAAGTCTTCAAATTGCACTATACTACTCCTCGCTTGTTTCAGCTGGAGTGTCATCAATATGATTATTTACTAAACCTCTTGCAACTTCAATCTTTTTATCTTCGATTGCATCTGCAATTTTAGTTTTCATTGTTTCTTTAAACGCATCTTCAGCATCTAACGATGAACCTTTTGCCAATGCATCTACTATTTTTTCTGAACTCATAATAATCTCCTTTATTTACTATTTATATCATCAGCATCAGGCCCATCTGCTGGAGGGGCATCTGCTGGTTGTGCAGGTTCTGGTGCAACTAATGGTGCGCCACCAAATGATGGTACTCTTGTAATACCATCTGTTTGAGGAACATCTATTCCACCGTCATCTACATCTGCACCTGACTCACGCTTCATTTGTTGTTGCATTTCTTTAATTTCAAAGTCTGTCATTCTTAATACTGATTTGTAAACAAACTCTTTAC